GCACGCTCTTTAACACGGCTCGCACGCACGCTCTTTAACACGGCTCGCACGCACGCTCTTTAACACGGCTCGCACGCACGCTCTAAGTCGCTCTTCAACGCGACTTACCCATAATGACAGTATCAGCATGTGAAATCTACATACACATCTACATGCTATCATCATCTTGTGACTGACGTAACTGACGTTGCGACCTCGATAGAAGCAACATCATTCTATCATCATGTGAATCATGTTACGAGTAATGTGAGCTCTACAGACACATCAACATGTGGCAAGACTGGCGCACACACTCTTTAATAACTATAGTCCGTCCAAGACGGAAGAATGTCCTCCAAACATTTACAAAGAGAATGTGTGCAATTCAGCATGCCACTGTGCATTCTGACTGTGAGATTTTATTCTCCACAAACGAAGATTTTGGAAGACAGAACAAAAGACCGGGCGTGCATTTTCGATGCAATTTTCAAGGGTGTGAGTACTGGATTTGGTCGAAGATGCCTTGAAAATTGCATCGAAAATGCACGCACTGGTTCGTCCGTCGGGTATGTTGTTTACAAGCACAGCCGTCGCGTTCACCATCAAACATATCGTGGTGTTGCCGCAAAACAGACTTGTAAAATGACACTTGAACGCGACGTCGTTCCTGCCCTCGGTCTGACAGACGCCGAGTACAAATTCGTGGTGAAAGCGGGCCTGACGTCCCTACTCACCCGCCAATCGTCGTGGTTGGAGAGGCTTTTCCTGCAAAAGTGCCACGAAGTTTACCCCGACCTGGTCGATGCGCAGCACGGTCTAACGTTCCGACGCGACGACGCCGAACTAACCACGGACACATTCGGCGTCGTGGGGAACGTGCGGCTGTGCACCCACCGAATGAGCGACTACCTGCGTACGCTACTCGCATACACCGGCAACGCGTGCTTATGGGAGTACACGTGGGGGGAGGACGCGCACTGCACGGCCGACCACTCCATCAACACGTGGTCCGTTCGGAATCAACGCGCGGCCGGGCGCGGTAGCAGCGTCTCGTTCCCCGGTGATACGGCGCACAACCTGCGCGCGTGGAGAGCCTACTTCAGGGGGAACCGCGTCTGGGACGACGGTGGCCTCCACGAGCTGCTCAACCTGTACTGGCGCAACACGCTGATTCCCGCCCACGAGGTGGTACATCTTTTTGCGACGCAGCAGCACAAGTTTGCGCAGTCCGTCGAGACGCGCGCGTGCGAGCGCGACATGAGCGACGACGACCTGCTACGGCGGAGGCGGGTCTTCGACCCGGCGTTTCGTCGCGGGCGAACGCGCGCACCACCACGGTCGACGCGCGACCCACCACGCGACCCACCACGCGACCCACCACGCGACCCACCACGCGACCCACTACGCGACTCGCACCTGGGCGATGCGTACCACGACGAATGGACGGCGAGCGTCGCAAACGCCAACATCTTCATCTTGCACATGCGGCAACACTACCGAGAGTCCGACCAGCCGAGGCATCGGGCCATCTACCAACTGCACGTGGTACACGGCATGTTGTACATCGTCGCCTTGCTACGGCGAATCCGACGGGCCGTCGGTGCGCTCCCGAACGCCGACGAAAGGGCGAGTGCCGGCCACATGCTGGAATTGGGCGTTCGATGGACGCTGCTGTCGATCGACGATGCGGAGGGCCGGTCGAGCGTCGTCCGATGCGTGACGACGTGCGGGTGGACCAACACGTACCTCAAGCACATCAGCGCTCTGATGTATGCGATCAACTTTTTTCAGGCCGACGACTCGGCCGAGTTTGTGAACAGCATCCTAACCGCCGATATTTGGTACAGCGACGTATACGACGCGTACAAACGTCGGACCATTCGACTGTGCCTGTGGGAGGGTGCGTGCGCCCCGCGTCCCGTCGCCGGCTGGATATTGGAGCGTCCGGGCGCTCTTGTGCACACGGCGACATCGGCCGATGGGCGCCACCGCAGTGCGTGCGATGTGCGGTCAAAAACGCACGTTCGCCGCTAGGGATTAGCGCGTAAGAACTTCTGAGTAACTTCAGAGTAAGTGAGTCCAAAACGCTCGATTGTAATGCGACTCGATGATGCATTGGTGATTTTACAGACAGTGTGGTGGCGGAGACACATCGCCATGCTATCGCCATGCGACTCGATGATGCACCGTGCGCACATCACCATACTATCAACATGTGGTGCGTTCTACACATCACCAATGGTTCACCATGCAATCATCATCGTGTGATTTTGACCGAGACATCATGCTATTATCATCCGGTGGTCAGCATGCTATGCAATCACCATCCATACGTTCTACATGCACATCATCATCTTGTGATTTCGACCGAGACATCATGCTACGAATGCTAAAAAGACGTAGATAGCCGCCATCGATGACAACAAAATATGGGCGCACATATGTTCTGACTAGAGCATGCTGAATTTGTGCTCCCCAAACGAAGGTTTTGGAAGCCCGAACCTACCTTTCCGAATGCGTTTCCAGGGAAGAACTTTTCAGCGATTCGTAGCCCAAATAGAGTACTCACGTCCTTTAAAAGTGCTTCCCTGGAAACGCATTCGGAAAGATTGGATTAACCTTTGTATCGTTCGCTAAATGTGATACGAACGATTCATTGACGCGCTTCAAGCAATGTGAGGCATTCCAATGATTCATTGATTCCATGCGTCTGTATCATTGCACTTCAATGCCGGCTTTTAGACAACTGGTGGCCGAGTGGTGGGGAGACTGATGTGCATGCATCTTAGAGTCTCCACCCTTAGCACTAGACGCCAGTGCGTCACTCCCTCCCATTGTACCACCTATGTGCAAAACTCGCGTGGTCACGGTGCTTCGCCCGGCAACGTCATTTGGCATGTGCGTCAGGCATGTACAAGCGATGCACAGCATACGCACCTCTCGCCAAGTATGATGCGATCAGTCCATTCGAAAGCCACCGGCAGATTTGGGCGTTTGTGTTGTTATCAAGCCAACTCCAATCATGTTGCGATTCATGCAGCACAATGACGGCAAAGACAAGAGACCAGCCTGCGTATTTATTGAGCCTCAGATGCATGCGCCAAACACGAAAGGTCCATGTTGTAAGCACTGTAAGCAGCAACTGCGACACTGGTAGCGTCCAAAATGAAAAGACATTGACCATCAGCGTGCAAGCATAGACCACATGCCACGTATTCGGTGAGATAATGCCCTTTCGCACCAGTGTCATGAGAAAGGCAGCCAGTTGGATGGCCAATAGCGGTGAAAACGCGGTTTCCATGCTCCAAAGCATGAAGATTGTGGCAGATATTTGCTGTCGACTGTGAAAGCGTGTGATTTTGGCACATTCGTGCTCTGGCAGGCTCTCGGCAAAGGGCATGCCCCGCATGGTCGTGTCTCCAGGTGTCGCGTGTCGCCTCGTTACCACATCGGCCAGCATCATGGTCAGAAAACACACGAGCATTTTGCAGTACAGTTTGAGAGAGACAGGCGTGTAGTGCTCGACGAAGCAACAAGCAACCGATCGCAAACCAAACAGGATGCTATGCAAGCGGAATTCGGGGTATATCATCGGCAACGTGGCGTGACGTTTTTGAGGAATGTGAAAGACCAACGACGAGATGGATAGAACACCGTGCACCGCGGTCATTCCGAGCGCGAGTGGCGTGTTGAGACGCATTGTTCCGTAGAAAATGAGCAAATAGAATCGATAGATGAAGTTGAACAACGCCAATAGCCCGAGCGTTTTGTGGATATGAATTGGGTCTTCCTTCGTGAAAAGCTTACGTAAGTTTACCCCTCCCAAACGAAGATTTTGGAAGGAGTAACAAAGGATGAAGTTCATTATTTTCGAATGTCTTTTCAATGGTTCGTGGCCCAAATCGAGTACTCACGCCCTTGAAAAGTGCTTCGAAAATCCGGAGTTCTTCTTTTGTCCATCCTTCCAAAATCTTCGTTTGGGGAGCATAAAGTTTATCCCTCCCAAACGAAGATTTTGGACGGATTGACAAAAGAAGAACTCCAGATTTTCGATATACCTTTCAAGGGTGTGAGTACTCGATTTGGGCTACGAACCATTGCAAAGTATATCGAAAAATCTGGATTTTATGCTCCCCAAACGAAGATTTTGGAAGGCCGAACAAACCGTCCGGAACATCTTTTCGACGCAATTTTCAACGATTCTTAGCCCAAATCGAGTACTCACACCCTTGAAAAGTGCGTCGAAAAGATGTTCCGGACGGTTTGTTCAGCCTTCCCAAATCTTCGTTTGGGAGCCATAGATTTCATCTTTTGTCAATCCTTCCAAAATCTTCGTTTGGGGAGCATAAAGTTGGACGGATGCATTCGTCTGTGCTGTAAGGGTGCGTATCTTTAAGTCCATTGCACTGTACGCAGTGCTCACGAATGTCCCACCAAAGGTCGACGGTTCCAATTTAGTCCCGAGACACTAGGTTCGTACATTATCTCCCTCCCAATTTTACCCCTCCCAAACGAGAAGATTTTGGAAGAATGAACAGACGATAAAATGCGGATTTCGAAGGAAGCACTTTTCAAGGGTTTGAGTACTTCATCATAGTCCGTCCAAGACGGACGAATGTCCTCCAAACATTTACAAAATGAATGTGTACACACTGACCGTGAATTTTGGGAAACGCCGGTCGCACGGATTATCGTGAATTTTATGCTCCCCAAATGAAGATTTTGGAAGGCCGAACAAACATTTCAGAACGCGTCTTCGAAGCACTTTTCAAGGGTGTGAGTACTCGATTTGGGCTACAAAACGTTAAAAGTGCTTCGAAACCGCGTTCTGAAATGTTTGTTCGACCTTCCAAAATCTTCGTTTGGGAGGGGTAAATTTGGGCCACGAACACTTGAAAAGTTCTTCGAAAATCTGCATTCCATCTTTTGTTCATTCTTCCAAAATCTTCTCGTTTGATCCTCCAAAAGGGAGCGTGCATTTTCCTAGTTTACCCTTGACCCATGCACATCACCATCGACGAATGGCCGGAATGCACGCTCTTTAACACGGTGGACCCATCATGACAGCATCACAGTGTGGGTTGGACAGACACATCCGCATGCTATCTTCATCTTGTGACTCAGCCGGCACCCTAGAATAAGGGGTCGCGTGCCGTCTCGGTACTTCCATCGTTAAAACTGCTTCCCCAAAAATTCATCTTGTGACTCTGAAGTTTACCATCCCAAACGAAGATTTTGGAAGGCCGAACCAACCTTTCAGAACGTGATTTCGAAGCATTTTTGCAAGGGTGTGAGCACTCTATTTGGGCTACAAAAAGTTGAAAAGTGCTTCGAAAACGCGTTCTGAAAGGCTGGTTCGGCCTTCCAAAATCTTCGTTTGGGGAGCATAAAGTTGAGTTCGACATGCACATCACCATTGAAGAAGGGCCGGAATGCACGCTCTTTAACACGGCTGGCATGCACGCTCTTTAGCACGGTGGACCCATCATGACAGCATCACAGTGTGAGTTCGAGTTGCACTGTGACACATCGAGTCGGAGTCATTGTCATCGCCATGCTATCAAGTCAGTAGTATCAACCAATCCCCGAAATCCCCGATTCCCGATTTATCGTCTATGCCTTCAAACGACGTTTCCTGTCCGTATGAGCATCTTTAAATCGGGGTATGGTATCAACATCTTGTGAGTTGGGCAGACACATCACTGTGACATGAGCATGCTATCTTCATCCTGTGCCTCTGACGTTTAGTTCGACATGCACATCACAATGGAAGTAGGGCTGGCATGCACGCTCTTTAACACGGCTGGCATGCACGCTCTTTAACACGGCTGGCATGCACGCTCTTTAACACGGCTGGCATGCACGCTCTTTAACACGGCTGGCATGCAAGCTCTTTAACACGGTGGACCCATCATGACAGAATCACAGTGTGAGTTCGAGTGGCACTGTGGCACATCGACATGCTATCAAGTTAGTAGTATCAGCTCTTTATGCTCCCCAAACGAAGATTTTGGAAGGAATGACAAAAGAAGAAATCCGGATTTCGAGGCACTTTTCAAGGACGTGAGTACTCCATTTGGGCCACTGACCATTGAAAAGTCAATCGAAATCCGGATTTCATCTTTTGTTCATCCTTCCAAAATCTTCGTTTGGGGAGCATAATCTCGTGAGTTGGGCAGACGCATCAGCTTGCTATCTTCATCTTGTGACTCTGAAGTTTACCCCTCCCAAACGAAGATTTTGGAAGGATTGACAAAAGAAGAAATCCGGATTTTCGAAGCACTTTTCAAGGGTGTGAGTACTAGATTTGGTCTACGAACCATTGAAAAGTGCTTCGAAAATCCGGATTTCTTCTTTTGTCATTCCTTCCAAAATCTTCGTTTGGGGAGCATAAAGTTGAGTTAGACATGCACATCACCATGGAAGTAGGGCTGGCATGCACTCTCTTTTAACAAGGTAGGTGGACCCATCATGATAGCATCACAGTGTGAGTTCGAGTGGCACTGTGGCACATCGACATGCTATCAAGTTAGTAGTATCAACATCTTGTGAGTTGGGCAGACACATCACTGTGACATCAGCATGCTATCTTCATCATGTGCATCTGACGTTTAGTTCGACATGCACATCACCATGGAAGAAGGGCTTGCATGCACGCACTTTAACACGGATGGCATGCACGCACTTTAACACACGGATGGCATGCACGCACTTTAACACGGATGTCATGCACGCACTTTAACACGGATGTCATGCACGCACTTTAACACGGATGGCATGCACGCACTTTAACACGGTGGACCCATGCACCCGGGAAGCACTCTTCAACGATTTTAGCCCAAATCTACTACTCACGCCCTTGAAAAGTTCTTCCCGGTACACGCATTCGGAAAGGTTGGGTCTGACTTCCAAAATCTTCGTTTGGGGGAGCATAACATGGACATTGATAATTGAAAAGAAGTGTGCAAAATTGGCCCGATTGTTGAGTACTCACGCATGCAAGTCCCTTCGTCAAGTCGTTGGTGCGCAATCGCGCAAGTTTTGTTCGCTACACTTGACCATCCCAAACGAAGATTTTGGAAGGCCAAACCGACATGACGGAATGCGTTTCCCGGGACGCACCTTTCAAGGGCGACTTGATTTGGGCTACGAATCGTTGAAAAGTGCTTCCCTGGATTCCGGGAAACGCATTCCGTCATGTTGGTTCGGCCTTCCAAAATCTTCGTTTACGATGGGGGGTTCTTTTCAACGTTTCGTATGCGACAGGCGCTTCATGAATCAATGACAATGCATGATCATGCATCCGATTCAGAATCATCCACCTGTGATTTCTACAGGTGACGCACCCCCAACATGCAACGACGTACCGACAGTGCATCTTCATGCTATCATCATATTGTGATTTCTGCCACCGAACGGTCAAAAAACGGCTCGCACGAACTCCCTTTCACGCCGCGGCCTCCGATGCATGTGGCCATGTGAGTCTTTGCGCGAGTCACCTATCCGTCGCGCTTCTTTTTTTTCAAGAATATTATGACGCACAAATAAAACGATGCGCCCGACCAACTTCTTCTTCGAAATGCAGGTCAAAGGCGAGGCCCCCAACCACACGCCGGTCACCCTCGTGAGCGGCGTGCTGCACTGCGTCGACGACGGCGCTGGCAGGTTCTTGCCGTTAGGATACTACCACGAGCCGACCGTCACCTCCACGTGTGTCAACACGCTCACGAGCGTGCGGCAGAACGCGTTCAGCTACTCGGTCGAGAGCGGCCTCGGGACGTTCGACGTGACGACCGAGCGCTTTCACGTAACCAACAGCGTGGACAACGTGCTCGCGGTCGTCACGAGCCCACCCGTCGCATACAGCGGGCTTGACCTGACGTTCAAGCTCTTACATCTGCACGATGTCCAGTCCCTCGAGGGGCTCCCGAGTTACAACGAGGTCGACTCGGACGTCGTGCTGACCACCGCGTCTCCGACGGCGTGGAGCCGACCGCAACCCTCCGAGTCGGAGTTGGTGATCAAGTCGAACGTGCTCGCGCTCATCTACGCCGCGCTGCTCGCCTCGACGCGTCGGAGCGTCGCGCCGAGTTCGCCGTTTGCAAACTACATCCTGCTCTCCAACACGCAGGATATGGAACAAGACGCCGCGTGCGTGTCGACCGCCGTCTTGGCGTTCAACGACCCCCCCTACGACGCGCCGAGCGGGCGTTTCTCGATGAGTACGCACGCGCCGGACGTGACGTGCGCGATCGTCGACGAAATGCTCGACGGCATCGCGCCGGGGCTGATGCAGCGCAACGACACGCTGGACATAACGGTCAGCGGCATCGACGCGGTCTCGGACGAGCTCTACACGACGTCCATCCGCTACAGCGGCGGGGGGGAGGACGGAGGTCGCCTGTACGGTGGCAGCCTGCTGGGGGGGTTGCTCGAGGCGAACCCGCTGGCCTATGCCAACAAGCAGGCGATCTGCATCGCCGTGTCCAAATACAACCTGGGTCGCGGTGTGGACACCGTCGCAGCGCCGCCCTTTCAGTTTCGCTACAAGAAGAGCGCGACCATCAAGGTCCTCGACGAGGTCGTGCTCGACTTTGAGCGGTACTACTACATCGTCTACCACTTTGCGGCGGAGGCGCCCGTCCGACCGCTGCCCCTGTTTTCGCGACCGTCGGCGAACGCCGAGGCGCTCCGCGACGTGATGGTGCTGTCGGACAAGTACGACGCCCACGTCGACCTCGCGTTCACCCTCAGCGATCCGCAGTACGCGTTCCTGGCGTCGCCTCCGCCGAACGAACGGGGCTGGGACGCCTCGGGCGTCGTCTACAGCCTGACGGTGCAGTACGCGGTGGCGGGCGACTCCCATATCGAAGAGCGCTCGATGCGACCGGCGTGCGCGCCGGGGCGCGGTCGGTACCAGTTCTTTGAGAGCGAGAGCGATCTGAACTCGTTCAGGCCACCCGGGTCGGAGCGGGTCGGCCCCAAACTGCGACTATACTTTGACAGCTTCGGCCCCGACCCGAAAAACAAGGTCCCGACGACCGCGACGACGGTGCGGATCCGCGGTCGCTTCCGGCACCCCACCACGCACAGCACCCTCGCGTGGACCGTCGTCATACCCACGCCCAACATCCGGCGGTACACGGACGCTCGCAACCTCGACCTCATCGAGCTGCGTTACCAGCCGACGTTGTCGTCGTCGACGCCCGTCGCAATCATGGACGTGGTCCGCGGCGCCGCCGGCGCCACCTCCTTCAACGACGACATCTCGCAGTGGGACATTCACTCGGGCCTCGACGCGAGCGGCGGCGGCGCCGCCGCGGTCTCGCTCGCGGGGCTGCTCCGCTACCTCCCCGCCTTCAACCAGCCGATCGGCTGCTGGAACACGACGGGCGTCGAGCGCATGGACGGTCTGCTCGAGGGCGCCACGGCCTTCGACCAGCCGATCGGCGCGTGGGATACGTCGCGTGTGACGACGCTCGCGCGCGCGTTCAAGGGCGCGACGCGCTTCAACCAGGACATCGGCGCGTGGGACGTCGGTCGCGTGTCGGATTTCACCGAGACGTTCGCCCACGCCGCGTCCTTCAACCGCCCGCTGGCTGGCTGGTCGCAGGCGACGACCACCGACGCCAGCGGCCGGGTGGTGGTGGTGGTGGCCGACCGCATGTTCGAGGGCGCATCGGCCTTCAACCAGCCGTTCCGCCCCGCCGGGTTCCAGGTGGACCGGTGCGTGGCGATGTTCAAGGGCGCGTGGGCCTTCAACCAGCCGTGGCGCCACCTCCTGTCGGAGGCGTGCTCCGACCTGACGGAGCTGTTCCACGGCGCCCGGTCGCTCGCCGGTGCCTCCACCGCGCACGACCTCCCCGCCGCGTGCGAGAAAACCACGTCGATGTTCGAGGGCGCGACCTCGTGGAACGCCGGCCTCGTCAGCCTCCGCTCGCCGGCCCTCGCCGATATGACCGCGATGTACAAGGACGCGACGGCCTTCAACCAGCCCGTGACGGTCTCGACGGCCGCGCCGACGCTCTATTGCACTCGCATGTTCCAGTCGGCGCGGCGCATGGACTCGGCGGTCACGTTCGCCCCCGACTCGTCCGGAGGGCTGGTCGAGTTTCAAGAGACGTTCCTCGACGCGACGTCGTTCAACGCCGACGTCCTGTTCCGCCGACGGATCACCCGCGCGAGTCGGATGTTCAAGGGCGCGCTCTCGTACGGCGACGACACCACCCGGCCGAAGCCGAGCTTCGGCGTCGCGGGTCGCTTCTACGTCGAGTTTGGCCCGACGCTCGCGACGAGGTCGTTCGGCGCGATGATGGATGCGACCGCGTTCTCCGCCGACGCGGTGGCGGCCGAGATGTTCGCCGGCTCTCGCTTCAACGACCGCGTGGTGGGTCGCGCGCCGCCGAGTTGCGAGGGGATGTTCGCCGGCACCGCGTTCTTCGACACCCCGCTCGACGACGCGGGGTCCGCGGTCTTCGACCTGCACAGCGTCACCTCCATGAAGAGGATGTTCCAGGGCGCGACCGGGCTGACGACGAGCCCGATCGTCTCCAACCCCGGCGTCCTCGCCACCGTCGCGACGATGGAGAGCATGTTTGAGGATGCGTCCAACTTCAACGGCGACGTCACGGGGTGGTACGAGAGCGTGGCGACCGTCACGAGCTTCCGCGCCATGTTCCGGAACGCCGTGTCCTTTCGGCCCAACATCTCGTACGGCGAACGGCAGTGGCAGATTGCCGACGACGCCGACGTCGAGAAGATGTTTGAGAACGCGCGGTCGTACCGGTTCGGCCCCGTGAACTTGTTCCCCCGGGCCGTCGCGACGACGCGCAGCGTCGCGCTAGCAACGGTCGGCCAGCGGCTCACGGTGACGACGCGCTTCGGCGCCAACATCCCGACGTCGGCGACGGCGGTCGTCGTCGTCACGCCCATGGCCTATCCGGCGACCGACGTCAGCGGCAACACGGTCGCCGCGACGAGGGCCTATCCGGCCGACGTCAGCGGCAACACGGTCGCCGTGACGTTCACCCTCGAGCACCGGCTCGACCACACGGGCCGACTGACGCTCTCGTACGGCGGATCGTCGCGGGCGTACGCGTGGCCCACCGGCACGCTCGCGGAGGCGACCATCTACGATTTCCCAGCCCGCATGACGGCGACGACGAGGTCCCCCGATGTGGTCACGCTGGGCCAGACGATCCGGTTGACGTCGAGCTTCAGCGAGTCGCTCCCGGCGAACGGGATGACGTTCACCGTGCGCGTCGTATCGTCCGGCCCTGGCCAGCCGCTTCAAACGCAGAATGCGGAAGTCCGCACCAACCCCAACCCCATCTCTGGGTCGAGCGTGACGTACTATCTTCCGGTGGAGCACAAAGTGGACCACTCGGGCACGGTCACCCTCGTCCACGGCGGCGTCTCGCGCGATTACCCGTGGGAGGAGGGAACGCTGACGACGAGCCACATCGCCACGTTCCCGTCGGCCTTCTCGCTCGACGGCCGACACAACGGCTACGGCGGCGGGGCGCACCTAAAGTCGGGGATGGAGGGCGGGCTCGTCCTGACGTTCGTGGGGACAAACGGGCTCGTGTTGCCCGTCGCGCCGGCGCAGGTCCACTACGTCAAATACGACCAGAGCGGCGTCGCATCGGCGACGGTGGCGCCGTTTGTGGATGCGTCAGGCCGGCTCGTCGCGCGGATGGTTCCGTCGGGGCGGGCCGACATGACGGTCAGGGTGGTGCTGGTCGGGCCCGATGGCACGCACAGTTCGGAACTCACGCGGGTCGTGCCGACCGCCCACATCGCGCCGCAGTGGGACCCGACCGGCGTGTCCTTTTCGGGCACGAGCATCGTTGCGCCGAACAAGCTCGTCGTCGGCCAGCCCGTCGTGCTCACGTTCGCCTTTGCGACGGCCGGCGATTTCCCCGCCGATGCGAGCGCACGCGACCTGTTGTCGTTGGTCGTGAACGACGGCGCGCCCGTCGACCTCACGACGGCCACCGTGCACGCTACGGCGCGTACGCTCGCCGTCGCGTTTTCCGCGACGTCGGTCGAGCCGTACCGCTTCGCGTTCACGTCCGCGTACGGAACCGCGTACGCGCCGGTCGTCGTCGAGGCCGCCGAGGTGTACACGTTCCCGACGATGGCTTCGACCGCGCGCGGCGTGGCGGTCGTGACGCTCGGCGCGACGCTCGTGCTCACATCGACGTTCAGCGCCACGCTGCCGGCGGGGATGACGGCCGACGCGCTCATCACGCCGACCGACCAATCCGGCGTCGCGTGCCCGGTCGACGTTTCGGGCAACACGGCCCGGTACAGCCTCGCGGTGCGATACGACGCGGCGCACGCGGGCGTGGTCACGCTGCGGTACGGGGCGGCGTCGCAGCAGTACTCGTGGGCGGTGGGGACCCTCACGAGCGGGGACATCCACACGTTCCCGAGCGCCATGACGTGCGGCAGTTTCGTGCTCAAGCAGGCGACGGCGCGGGACGTCGTCCTGACGCTCGCCGGCGGTGACGGTCTCTTCTCCTCCGTCGTGTCGGAGCAGATCGAGTATGTGCGCTACACGCAGGGTGGAACCTTCGACGTGGCGAAGACGGCGCTCGATTGCTCGGGTCAAAACAATACGATCGTGATCCGAGGGCTGGCGCCGAGCGGCACGTCCGACTTGACGTTCATCGTCCGGCTGCGTGGTCCCGACGGCGTGCTGAGCTCGGAGATCGTCCTGCTCGTCCCATCGGCCCAGATTGCACCGCAGTGGTTGCCGACCGCGGCCGGCGTGGTCTCCACTACGACGATCGCATCGCCGTACAAGCTCGTGAACGGCGCCGAGATCATCCTCGCGTTCGGGTTTGCGTGCGACGCCCCGTTCCCGATCGGCGCAACGGCGACCGGCCTGTTTGCGTCCTTGCAAGTGAACAACGGCGCGCCGACGAGCCTGGCGTCGGCGACCGTCGATTCGGCGTCGAAGACCGTCACGCTGCCCTTCACTGCGACGTCCGTCGTGGACCAAACCTTCGTGTTTACATCCAGATACGACACGACCTACTCGTTCACGATACGCGCGGCCGAGTTTTACGCGCTCCCGAATTCGATGGTGTCGACCGTGCGGGGCGTCGAGGTCGCCACGCTCGGCTCGACGCTCACGCTCACGTCGACCTTCAGCGAGGCGCTACAGGCCGGAACGACGGCGTCGTGCTACATCGTCCCGAAGGACCAGTCGGGCGTCGTGTGCGTTGCGGACGTGTCGGGGAGCGTCGTCTCGTACCGACTGCCCGTCCGATACGACGTCGAGCACTCGGGGGTGGTGACCGTGCGTTTCGGGGGCGCATCGCGTGCGTACGCGTGGACGCCCGGCGTACTGACCACCGCGCACATCTACACGTTCCCGAGCAGCTTCACGTTCGACGGGAGCTCGAACGGGTATGGGTCAGGATACCATCTGAAAGAGATGACCCCCGGTTCGCTGCAGCTCACGTTCGTCGGCGGCGACCGGCTGCACTCTGCTAGCGCCGCGGCGCAGGTCTCGTACGTGACGTACACGCAAGGCGACACGACGAGCCCGGCCGTAGTCGGCTCGCTCACGCTTCCCGATACCGCAGCAATCTCGCTGACGCCGGTGGACACGTCGGCGCTGACGCTGAGCGTGCAGCTCAAAGGGCCGGACGGCGCCACGCTCGAAGGGCAGAGCGGCGTGATGACCGCGATTGTGCCGTCCGCGCAGATCGCGCCCGCGTCGACCGCCTCGCCGCTGTGGACGGCGTGGCGGTCGAACGGTAGCGCAGGTGACACGTATGCGAGTGCCATCTCGTCTCGTGGACAGGCGCCGTATGTGGGCACGATTGATAACGCCAAGAAGGCGAGAGAGAGACAAAGCCCGGATATGGCGCTTATCATGCCTGGCTCATTCGCGTTTCTGCCTACCGCTCCGCTCCGGACGGGTGCGGTGCGGCCTGAGTCGTGGGCGACGTACGGCTCGTGGTACGACGGCACGGGAGCGTTCGACGTAAGCAAATACGGGGCGTGGGTTGCCGCGACGTTCGACACGCGCATGTTCAGGGTTCGCTCTACCGGCTTGGTGTGGACGGGCACGGCTGCGGACGTACTCGACCTAGAATTCCGGATCAAAAGTTATTACTCGTGCGACAACGAGGGAGGCGCAATGTACCACCTGATGTATCCCAAAAAGGACAGGACCGGCCTCTTTCAGAAACAGGGCAACTATTCGCTAAATAACCAGATGGGGCCGACCCCATCCGTGTGTGGCGTGATTGGTGGCCAATGGACATTCATGTGGGGCTACAAGAAGAAGCAGCGTGCAACGCGCATCTGCATCTCGCGGCTGAGATCCGACACGCTAATTTCCGGCAATACGAGGACTTTTCCGATGGGGCAAGGCAGCTTTAATGACATAAATTGGCTCGGCCTATCATATGCTGCATGGACAGCGGCACTGAGCCCTATGGCCCCTAATATCTGGCCCTACACGTCGCTTCTGAAAAACACATCCTCGAGCGCGCGAATTGGTGTTTATGGCACAAACCACTATGATGGCACAGATCAGATGCCACACTTCCCGACTCTTCTTGCAAGCATCGACGTGTCGGAGTGGCTGAAGCCTGACAGTGATAACCACTCCTGGGGCACATCCGCCGTTGGAAATAGCTGGAACGGGTGCAACGGCGGCGCTGCCGTCTGGTTCCCGCTTGCTATGCCAGACCCGACTGGGTACACACACTACATCGTGATGGCCGGTGACTCTGCTCGAACCCAGACGACGTTGAGCAATAACGGATATACCGCTGTTTTGCTAAACAGCACGAACGCCTCGGCGCTAACGTTTGTACTCGGAGGAGATCCGGATACTCCGCTTAATGTCGGTGACGCATGGTAGCTCGACGCCGATGTCACTTTCGAGAGCAGCTTTGTAATCACGCTAACTCGCTGTTGCCTAGTGGTCGGAAGCGCCCTTAGCGTACTAAGATCGATCAAAGAACGCAGCGGAGCACTCGCCGAGCGGCGGCGCGAACGCAGCAAATATACCCTCCCAAACGAAGATTTTGGACGGTCGGACGAACGTTTCAGAATGCTTTTTCGAAGCACTTTTCAAGGGAGTAAGTACTCGATTTGGGCTACAAAACGTTGAAAGTGCTTCGAAAACGCATTCTGAAATGTTTGTTCGGCCTTCCAAAATCTTCGTTTGGGGAGCATAAAATACCACATTGACTTTAAATGGAAATAATGTTCCAATCTTGAATAGGTGGATGTTCCTCTGTGTGACATACTCTGGTACGACACTTGTGCCATACGTAAACGGTACACGGCTTCAAGCCATTCAAAATAAAACGCAGGACAGACAAGATGATCTCATGTATAATCTTTCTCTCTTTGGTCATCCAGACATAGTAAATGATTTCGCACGTTGTGGTTATGGAGACATTGCTGAGATTGGAATCTACAACACGGCGTTGAATGATACTGAAATTTCAAATCTAAGTTCGGCTCTCTCGCAAAAATTTGGGATGGCACTTGACGCAGTTATCTGAACTTTTCAGCCAGTGTGAGACTAAAGTCGCCTCCTATTTCAGCGCATTTCTGGCCGTAGGCGACCGTATGTAATTTATGCTCCCCAAACGCAGATTTGGGGAGGATGAACAAAAGATGAAATGTGGATGTTCGATTGACTTGTCAATGGTTCGTAGCCCAAATTAAGTACTCACACCCTTGAAAAGTGCTTAGAAATCCGCATTTCATCTTTTGTTCATCCTTCCCAAATCTCCTTGTGGCGCTTCACGTAATCACGGCCAAATATTCGTTTGGGGAGCATGTAACTAAAGCAACCGTAATAACGTAGGTCGTGTCTTTTGAAATTTATGCTCCCCAAACGAAGATTTTGGAAGGCCGAACAAACATTTCAGAATGCGTTTTCGAAGCACTTTTCAACGTTTTGTAGCCCAATTCCAAGAAGTTATCATGTACTCACGCCCTTGAAAATTGCTTCGAAAACACGTTCTGATATGTTTGTTCGGCCTTCCAAAATCTTCGTTTGGGAGGGGTAAAATTCGGCGACGGACCATGGAAACTGCAATCGAAAGTCCGCTTCCTCTTTTGTTCATCCTGCGACAATCTTCGTTTTGTTCCCAAGTGGTGCTCAGACTGCGACGGTCGTCGCCGACGTATCGAGTCGTCGCCATAAACCATTTTAAACACACCACGTGTCATGTAAATGATTGACCAAAAAGTCCAAATCAACAGTCAGCTCAAGGACCTCCGGTTCACCCCCCTCACCATCCAAAACTCGCCCGACTTTAGCACCTACTACGCCAAGGTCGCCCCCGCGTGCATCATGCTCGTCAAGCACCACAACAAGACGCACCAGCCGCTCCAGGCCGAGTACACGATCGACCAACTCGAAGATTGGGCGGTGCTGTCGTGGCTCGACCTCAACCGCGCCGCGTCGCTCGTGACGGACGGCGAACTGGGCGCCAAGACGCAGGCCCTCGACCCGTTCACCAACGTCGAAAAGTCGAGCATCATGAAATACGACGACGCCTTCCGAGCGGATAACCTGCACACCGACAATCACCGCTACACGCACACCGACTTTACGGTCGTCATCACGCCGCCGTCCAAGTGCGTCGCGATGTCGAACAAGCCGTTCCTGCTCACGATTCTGAACACGTGGGAGTGGAACCCGCAGGTCATGGACAACCGATTCAAATCCGCGTCGTAATTATCGATCACACGTAAATAAATGTTCGAGTTGCTCGTCGGCGTCGTCGTCGGAATTTGCATCGGCACTTATTTCGACTGCAGCGCGCTGACCGAGTTGCTCATGCGGTACGTCCGCCCCTTGCTCAAGCCACGCGACACGAGCGACGGCGCCCCGAGTTCCCCGACGCCGCGCGGTGTGGGGTGACTCCATGGTGTGATTTCTGGGTGACTCCCCGGTGACTCCTGGGTGACTCCCATGTGAGCACGTCGTAGGCAGGACGACATGCAAATACAATATGATGTTGCTACAGGGCATCTTTCAAACTCTAGGTCGCACATTTTATGACTCCCAAACGAAGATTGTGGAAGGCCGAACCAACATCTCCGACTGCATTTTCGAAGCACTTTTTTTTCAAGGGCGCACAAAACGTTGAAAAGTGCTTCGAAAAATGCAGTCGGAGATGTTGGTTCGGCCTTCCACAATCTTCTTTTGGGGAACATGCATTCTGTAGTTGCATGTTGCACTGCTCGTCGGCGAGCGCCCCGACACGGCACCAAACGTCGGCAAGCGAACTGAAATGACTTAAAATGCCGAAATCACCGAGAGGAGGCTGGATGCGATGCACCGCGACGACCTCAACAGGCACGCAATGTAGGCGTCCCGGCCGTAGTAGTGGCCCCCCGCCGCAGCGGCCGTTGTGTCACGACCACAAACGGCTGGCGATGTGCCACACGTGCATCCACTTTCTGCCCGACGAGCGACGATACTGCCGGTCGGTCGTCGCCCCGAGCGAGCTGCGCTGCCGATTTCACGCGACGCCGGGGGGGGACATCCACTCGGTTCCATGGGGACTCCTGCCGTCGATCGTGTGGGCGAACGTCGCCAAGTGGCTGAGCTGCAAGGCGCGTCGGATCTTGCGGCGCGTCTCGCAGGCGTTCGTCATCCGGTATCGATTTCACCAATGCTCGTGCTTGCGGTCCGACGGTCCGGTGGTGCGTCGCCTCTCGCACGCCCGATTCGCCTTCTGGAACCACCTGTTCGACTGCGTGTTGCTCTACACCCACCCACCGCGGCTGCCCGACGCGTGGGCGGACGACGAGCGGTACCTACGCCACCTTACCTCCCACTACGCGACGTGGGTGCGACGGTTGCAACGGTCGCACGACGCGTGGATGCGGATCGTCCGATCGTTTCGGCACGCGCATTCGATGTACGACGGCGACGTCCCGCACGCCGTGATGTTCTCCCACGCCTTTCCGCACGACGAGTTTGAAGTCGTCGAGGACGGCGAGACCGTGCGGATTCACAACCGCCAGTCGGCCTCGTTGGCGCCCGTGCCGCGGTTCCACACCGAGAGTGGGGCCCTGGTCCCGACCGTCGCGTTCATCACGCGGCTGTACGACCGCCTTTTGTCCGAGTGGGGTGTCGCGCGCGACGCGTCGTGGTCGAGCAACACCAACACCAACACCACAGCCACATAAGAGAAAGTCGTCTGTGTTGGACGGTTCTCGTCGTGCGGTCCACGTGGGAAACAACATCTCATTCATCCCAAACGACGATTTGAAAAGAGTAACAAAAGATGAAACGCAGATGTTCGAAGCACTTTTCAAGGGCGTGAGGTACTCCATTTGGCTACGACGCCAATCGAACATCCGCATTACATCTTTTGTCATTCCTTCCAAAATCGTCGTTGTGGGGGAATTGTCACTTCAATTGTGGCGAGCAAACAAGTCGAACTTAACTTTCACGCCTCGGGTATAAAACACGCATGCAAAAAGCAGATGTATGGTGCTGCGTTTTCATGCGTGTTTTATACCCGAGGCGTGAAGTTTGGGGAGCACAAGATGACGATAGAATGATTGTTTTGACATAAAAACGTGGCAACAATCGCGTTGTCGGGGCGTGCGTTAGTCTACATCTCGTGACCTCATTGAGATAGCATGACCATGTGTCAGTCGAGGTCACAAGATGATGACAGCATGATGATTGTTTCGATAGAAGCACGTGTTGTCGGGGCGTGCGCCTCGTGCCGCTTTCCCAGATGTCTCGCCCCGGTTGGCACCACCAACAACGCTCAAGCCCGGCCCCTCGAAGCAGCGTCGCGAGCCGCAGAGCTCGGGGGCGGGCTGTGGCGGGGCAACGAGTAAGAGCTTTGACGACGCTGCAGCTGCTGCCGTCGCAGCATGCTGGTTGGCCTTTTTCTTCGGTCCACAGGCGCGTTTTGGCGGCGTCAGTGACGCCATGTTGTCGGGGCGAGCGAGTCGTGTTGCAGGGGCGTGCGTTAGTACTAACTTTATGCTCCCCAAACGAAGATTTTTGAAGGCCGGACCAACCTTTCCGAATGGGGTTTCGAAGCACTTTTTCAATGGTTCGTGGCCCAAATTGAGTACTCACGCCCTTGAAAAGTACTTCGAAAATCCGGATTGCATCTTTTGTTCCTCCTTCCAAAATCTTCGTTTGGGAGCATAAAAATCTTCGTTTGGTGGAGCATAAAAGTGATTGGCGGACATTCTTCCGTCTTGGACGGATAAGGATTAATGAATTAAATGACACATAATAACATAAGAGAAGAAATGATATATTACACAGGAATCGGTTCAAACAATCTTTCAATCGTATCAGAAAAATGTTTTCGTAATATGGTACTTACCAATATAAACAACTTTAATGAGTTGTGTCCTTATGACCCTCTTGTATGTGATATTAAGGCGTTGACAGAATGGACTGGTGCTGAAATTATCAACTAAAATTGCAAATAAATACAAACCGTCCATTCTTGATATCAACTTTATGCTCCCCAAACGAATATTTTGGAAGGAGGAACGAAAGATGAAATCCAGATTTTCGAGTCGGAATTTCGACTGACAACGATTCGTAGCCCAAATCGAAAACTCACGCCCTTGAAAAGTGCTTCCTTCGAAATCCGGATTTCATCTTTTGTTCATCCGTGAAGCGAGCAACAAATTGCGCAATTTCAGGCCCCCACTTAAGGAACGCAGCTGATTATGGTGTGAGTACTCACATTTGGGCCAATTTCTACACGAACTCAATGAACCTAGGATGATATATGTGCACGTGTGAAAACTGACCCACATGTGAGTACTCACACCATGCTCAGCTGCGTTCCTTAAGTGGGGGCCTGAAATTGCGCAATTTAATGCTCGCCACTAGGTTGTTCATCCTTCCAAAATATTCGCTTGGGAGGGATAAGCGTTTACCATCCCAAGCGAACATTCTAAGAAGGCCTCAGTCGAGTGTTCAAGATGATGATGGGCACCGATGGCATGGCGATATGTCCATCGAAAATGGCGATATGTCCATCGAAAAGGGTGGCATCCGATTCGAGCGTTTCGTTTCGCCTTCCAAAATCTTCGTTTGAGGAGCATGGTCTAACACATGGCCGTCGAAGCACTCTTCAAGGACATGAGTACCGGATTGGTCCGTTGTGGCGAGCAAGCGTTTTTAAAAATGATTTAAAAGGCGCGTCGGCTCCATTGCACAGTCATTCCAAATCTCATGTCGGGTGTTGGAATCATTGACAGGAAGTTCAAAGTTACTCTCGTTGGAGACGGGGGCGTGGGGAACAGTGTGGCGAGCATAAATTGCGCAATTTCAAGGCCCGCTACTTAACGATGAAATAGACCATACGTGAGTACTAATGTTAGGGCAATTTGGCACAATGACCTTAAATCATTTTGATTTTGTGGAGTTAAAGTGTGCAATTTTCCCCAAATTGGAGTACTCACGTATGATCTGTTTCATCGTTAAGTAGCGGGCCTTGAAATTGCGCAATTTATGCTCGCCACATGGGTGGGGAAGACGACGTTTCTTCGACGACACGAAACGGGTCGATTCGAACCTCGGTACATTGCGACCGAGTCGCGAGGACTGTCGGCACGCCCGCTACGACGCCAAACGCGCACTGGTCGAAGCGTGGTCTACAACATGTGGGACTGCGCCGGCCAGGAAAAGCATGATACAATGAGGGCGACAGCGACATGGGCGGGCACCGACGCGTTTCTGGTCATGTTTGATTTGACCAGCCTCTTGAGTTATAAGAGTGCAAAATGGTGGATTGGGCAAGTCGTTGCGTCGCACCCGACGGTGCCAATCGTGCTCGTTGGGATGAAGTCCGAAAGCCCGGACCGCAAACTCACAAGCAGCCAAGTCTCCTTGCACCGCCAATTCGGACTTCCATACGTCGAAGTCTCGACGAAAAACAACTCGATCGACGCCCCGTTCGAGTGTTTGGAGCGCATCTTCGTCGAGTAGATAGCAGAGACTCTAGAGGGCGCTATCACCTACCACTGCATCAACTATACCCCGATGTCCTTTTCAAAATATAAACATATGGACTGTTTCGTGCCACCTGACCGCCCACCGAAACAAAACATGGCATGTGCGCTTTTTCGATTGGTGCCATGGCATGCTCCCAAACGAAGATTTGAAAGGAGGAACAAAACAGCTGATTTTCGATGCACCTTTCAATTGCGTGAATGCTCTTATTTTGGGCTACGAACCATGGAAACGTGCATCGAGCATTTGCATTTAGCCTTTTGTTGTGCCTTTCAAAATCTTCGTTTGGGAGTGACGTGACATGGTGCATTAAGCACTAAAAGTACTTGGAAAAAGACGTTCCCAAACGTTCATTCGGTCTGTCGAAATCTTCGCATGGGAAGCATATAGGTCACATGATAACGCACGCGACTTGCGACCGGCTGGCTGGTACAAACACAAACACCCCCTGCACACACAAACGCACAATGCACATGAACACTGTGCACATGAACACTGTACACACGTGCGCTAGCGCACGCACACGCAATCTTGTAAACTATCGTCCTGGATTCGTCCAGCATCTTCGTTCGGGGAGCACGCATCTCCAAACGCATCTTGTTATTATCTACCCGTGTTCCCCGAGGCGTGAAAGTGCGACTTTTTTGTTCGCCACAATGCTTCGGAGGCGCCGAATGCCGGGGGAAAAAAGGCAATGGTTAAATGAAGAAACGAAGCGCATCAAAACGCTCGCCTCAACACGCACATCCACGTGTCGGAACGCCCACTCGTCTCGTGAATCCACGAACACCTAGGCCAATCGGTCGACCCGATGAACGTGTGCATGGCTCGTGGTCGGGTGGAACCGGAAATGGGTCTTCTTTGTTGTGGGCGTCTTCGATGTCTGAAGTTGACTCTGAACCATACCTCCCCTATGGCTGGGTCGAGTCGCAGGATCCAGCCGGCCGAACTTACTATACGAACGCACAAGCCGGAATCTCGCAGTGGGAGTTTCCGTCAGCGCCATCCACCACTCGACCGCCATCCACCACTCGACCGCCATCCACCACTCGACCGCCATCCACCACTCGACCGCTGAGCGATGCGACGATACTCAAGGCCGTGCGCCGTTGGTGTAGCCACGATGAGGCGATTCACAGTGATGCGCTGCGAAAATATGGACACATTTCGTCGTGGGACACTAGCAACGTGACGAGCATGGAAGGCCTGTTCGAAGACCAATTCATTTTCAACGACCCAATCGGAGAGTGGGACACGAGCAACGTGACGACCATGAGAAGCATGTTTCGCGGAGCCATTTTTTTCAACCAGCGATTGAACTTTGTTACAAGCAACGTGGAAGATATGGCCTACATGTTTAGTGGAGCCACGTCATTCAACCATCCATTGAATTTTGATACACGCAAAGTGACCGACATGTCTTACATGTTTCATAATCCCAGAGAGTGGCGCGATGACGACGATGATGCAATCAAAGAGACCGCATTCAACCAGCCATTGAAATGGGATACACGAAATGTGAACAACATGTCGTTTATGTTTGCGGGTGCCACGTCATTCAACCAGCCATTGGACTTTACGGACACAAGCAAGGTGAGAGATATGTCTCACATGTTTTCGGACGTCATCTCATTCGACCAGCCGTTGTCCATGGAGGGTGCAGAGGTGACCGCATTCAACCAGCCATTGCACTTTGATACAAGAAACGTGGAGGATATGTCATACATGTTTTCTGGTGCCAAGTCATTCAACCAACCATTACGCTTTGATACAATAAAGGTGAAAAATATGCAGGGAATGTTTAATGTCGCCCGTTCATTCAATAGACGATTGGAATTGACTGATACGAGCAACGTGACCGATATGTCGCGCCTGTTTTCTGGCGCCCGTTCATTCAACCAACCATTGAACTTTAATACTAGCAACGTGACCGATATGTCGCGCATGTTTCAACGAACATCCAGATTCAACCAGTCATTGGACTTTCACGATACTAGCAACGTGATAGATATGAAGGGCATGTTTTCTGGCGCCCGTTCATTCAACCAACCATTGAACTTTGTTACAAGCGACGTGGAAGATATGTCTTACATGTTTGCGGGCGCCCGTTCATTCAACAAACCATTGAACTTTGATACACGCAAAGTGGAAGACATGTCCTGCATGTTTGCTGGCGCCCATTCATTCAACCAACCATTGAACTTTGTTACAAGCAACGTCGCGTTCATGCGTGAGATGTTTCATGGCGCCACTTCATTCAACCAGCGATTGAACTTTGATACACGCAACGTGAGGGACGTGATCCCGATAGAGCCGCATCGCCATGCGTGGCGGGAGCATTGGGAGCACGTAAACGAGCGAACACCGATTCCGCAAGACGATGCCTTCTTAAACGAATGGTTTCCAGCCGGGTTTCCAGGGGAGTGTACCGTGTGCTTCGACCGTCCACGCACGGTCGTTTTTACCGGATGTCATCACTTGGCCATATGCGAAGACTGCTATGTGAAGACTTTGGATCGCAGGTGTCCCATCTGTCGCAAGATCTCCGACGGCATGCACGTCATGGAGTATCGCGAGTGGATGGTTGACTATCCATTCAGGCCGCACATGCCCGGTGGGTGCCACGCCGATGCTGTGTCGTACCGTCCCGTCCGCACCTAAACAGTGGTCTCTGCTCAGGTGCTCGTCCAAGTAACAGACAAGTCTTACCCATTACGTAAGTGGAACGCGCTGGAACCATTCGGCAGTCGCCTGCAGAGCGCAGGCATCGCCACGTCGTCTACGCACTGCAAGACGACCATGATGTCTCCCGGCGCAGCAGCGTGTTCATCTTTTGGTTTCACTCTTTCACAAGGTTGTTTAAAATACTCGGTCCAAAGCCCGCGTAGCATTCTTTCACAAGACTGTTTTCGATACTCTCTCACAAGGATGTTTTAGATACTCAGCCCAAATCCGGGTGGGGTGGGGACGCATAGCACTCTCTCACAAGGATGTTTTAAATACTCAGCCCAAAGCCAGTGTAGCACTCTATCATAATGTTATTTGAGACACTCACCACCCAACGCCTGCGTAGCAATGTTTTACAAGATTGTTTTAGATACTCAAGTCAAAGCCCGCGTAGCACTGTTCTACAAGGTGTTTTGAGATACTCACCCCAAAGCCCGCGTAGCACTCTTTCACAAGAATGATTTCAATACCCACCCCTAAGCAGGCATAGCACTGTTTTACAAGGTGGTTTTGACGCTCACTCCCAACGCCCGCGTAGCACTCTTTCACAAGATTGTTTTTAGATACTCAAGTCTAAGCGTGCGTAGCACTGTTCTACAAGGTGGGTTTCGATACTCAGCCCACAGCCCGCATAGATTTTCTACAAGGTTGTTTTCGATACACTCAGCCCAACGCCCGCGTAGCACTCTCCTCCTCCAATACCCACTTTGCACTCTGAATGCACACTGTTCGCACACTCCCAATGTCTCATTGTCACCATCGCACTCTTTTCAATACCCACCTTGCATTCATTGATCGCTTTGTCCACATTGATAATGCAAATGTATATTATAATGACGAGAGTGGCCTGCAGCGACCTGGATATACAGGCATATGATACCGAACAATGGGGCAATATGGCACCTGACTGTACGGCGTGTGAGTCATACACATATAACTCGTCACCCGATGGCAACGTCGACCATCGAGCACTTCTAGCCGAGCGCACGTCGGTGGTGGGTGGTACATACACACGTGGCACACACACACACACACACACACACACACTGCCGCTAACAAAAGTGACTTAATCGATCCCTCTGCGCATAACCATCCTTATCCATGACGTGCCTCGCGTTTCCGTCGTGGGACGAGTGGGTGCACCGTCAGTTGCACGAACTGCGCAGTTCCTTCAAACGGGGGGTGATGGACGACGCGTCCATCGCGCCTCTCTACCGCACGCTGGTTTGCATCGCGATCGACGCAACGCCAATCGATACGGGCCCGTTTGACGCGTGGACGAGGCAGCACCTCGATGCGCACCGCGAGCGCATGCTGGACATCCCCATCGTGTATCCGCGGATCGCACGCGCGGCGTTCGTCGACGACCACGGGGCGCTCGAGGCGCGCTACGCACTGCACACCACGATTCCACTCCGACACGTCGTCACGCCAAACAGCGTCTGGGACGTCGGCAACACGGGAATGCAACACGAGCGGGGCGATGGTCGGATGCTCTACGAGTCGGGGTTGCAGGGCCGGCTGGCCGCAGTGGCCGACGGCGCCGAGGGCGTCCCCGACGTGCTCTCGTTCTCGCCCGTCCACCTCGAGGACGGTCGTCTGTTTCGGCACCTGGCCAAGCGCGGGGCGGTGTTGCACGAGCGCGCGCTCGTCGCCGAGGTCGACGCAATCAGCGTGGCGTGGACGAAACTGGAGTGGGAGTCGTTCTACCTCCGAAACCCGCATCGGGCGGACGTCTCGCTGTCGTCGTCGCGGCTGGTCAACGTCCTCGAGGACGGTGCGTGGCGACACGTGTTGTCTTACATGCGGGGCGTGCACGAGCGCGCGCTCTGCAACCGCTTTCACGCGGAAGTCGGCCATCCGGACAGTGCCCTCTTTGCACAGTTGAGCCACCTACAGTCGATGCGACGCAAACACGACCCAGACGCGCCCGACTTGCACCCATTCCCGCGGGTGTGCGGCTAGAAGACACGACTGTGTCGACCGGAGCCACGCGCATCCCAAGTGCTGCATTGGCCTCAAGCCGTCGGCAACTAAAGGTGGGGCGAGTTGACGAGTGAATGCCGACGGCTAGTTACGGAAACGATGGTTTGACATTTCAAAATCTTCGTTTGGGATGGAACAAGTTGACTTGGTCGAGTCGAAACACCAATCAATGGCAATCATGCAGCATCTGTCGACTGTACGTTCCATCATCCTCGAATGGACAGTGATGAGGTGCGCATTGAAAAGTGATTTAAAGGCGTGCTCTATACAGTATAGAGAGACAGCCTCCCTAGCTCAGCAGGTAGAGCGCACGGCTTTTAACCGTGTGGTCGTGGGTTCGATTCCCGCGGGAGGCGAGACAATTTAAATCTACATAGATCTAAATCGTCTCGGTTGATGTGATTATAGCCACTTTAACACGACGGCGACCGCTCACCATTCTACTCTGTGACATCATCTCAAGGTGATGTCCCGGGTCATGTCCGACCAACTGCACTTGAGCACCGCAGTCCGATGTGGGGCACGGACAAACAATCCCCGTAAGAACGCTAGCTACCTATCACTGGCTATCAGATGATAGCATGGCGACTTCGTCGGTGGAAGTGTAATCAGTGTTGTTAAAGGGGCATGCGTGCCACGGTGCAGTCGTGTTAAAGGGGCGTGCGTGCGAACCCTGATAGCCTGCTTGAAATCACAAGATGATGACCGCATGCTGACGCGTCCGTAGAACTAAAGATGTTGAACCTGATGAAGCAACGCATGATGGTGACACGTGCATTCGATACGTGTCAAAGGGCGTGCGTTAGAGCCGTGTAGTCAGTTCTGTGTCAGTCGAACTCATATCTTAGACCAGATGACACAACGACGATGTACCTGTCGAACTCACAAGATAACAGCGCGATGATAACATGAATAGAGCATCGCACCTAGCGTGTCAAAGGGCGTGTGGGTAGCTCTGTGCATGTCGATGTCGAACTCAGTTCAACTCACAACTACTTTACCCATCCCAAACGAAGATTTGGAAAGAGGAAATGCGGATTTTAAATCCGATTTTTCGAAGCACTTTTCAAGGGCGTGAGCACTCAACTTGGGCCAAGAACCATTGAAAAGTCTATCGAAAATCCGCATTTCCTCTTTTGTTCCCCCCTTCCAAAAGAGTCACCATATGACATAACGACGATGCGCATGTCGAAACTCACAAGATGAGGGTCGGCATTGATAGCATGACGATTTGTCTATCGAACTCACAACATGATCATAGCATGATAGCATGAAGGGAACATCGCACCGACCTTGTTGTCTTGTCGTCTCAGTGTCGAGCGCACAACACAACATGACGATAGTATAAGAGCTGTACGGGTTTCACGGTGTTGAACCCTGCGTATCAGATCCATGATCGCCGAGGCCGGGCGCAAGTTACGCGCGGCTACACGAGACGTTCGAGGATGAATTGGCCACCGATTCTACGATTCAGCCCTTTTATGGAGTGTTAAAATGGGTCTCCCCGTTACGTGGGGGTTGCCCCGAAATCATGAGA